CAAAGTCCTGATTGATTCGGTCGATGAATGGTTGAATGGTTTCGGATATTGGTGTACCTGTGCCTCGCAGATTATACTCATCTAGAAAGCTCACTCCGTAGATCCCTTGATCAGATAGAAACATAATCTGATTGGCCACCTGAACGATTGATTTACGAGCAGATGCCCCTACTTCATCTGTTACCTGTGTGGTTTTTACATCGGCAAGAGATCCACTCACGCCTGTCATCAGATGAATAGATTTGCGATTAAATACGACTACCGAATCCTGCGTGAATCCTTTAATCCCCACTATAAAATCGCTCTTGCCTGACGATATACGAAACTGATTTCCTATCTGATCGAATGTATCTGAATCGAAAATATCCGAGGCCACCAATTCGTCCCTGATCCCCCGATCTGTTGGTGAGGTGGCAGATGTGTATTGGTAAGGAACCCATAGCCTACGCTGATGAAACTCACCAAACGGAGCCGCAGGTTGATGGATAAATCCTTTGCCTATTGCTAATGGTCTGCTGACTGTCAGAGAGTGATTGGAGTCATCTTTAACTCCGAGGTTAAATGTAAATTGGTTTACAGTAGGAACGCTTGTGACCACCACTTCACTTCCGATAAAGCTATCATATATCGCAGATTGTGATGTGTGGATTGTAAGTCTATCTCCAACTGCTAACCCGTGTGATGGTACATCCATCGTCACAACCCCACTGACAGATGCTGTGCTTGTATCCGTCAAATAAGCAGGTGCAGTGTATGTTCCACTTGCAACTCGCGTAAAATCCTCAAAGTATTCCACCTGTGCCCCACTAACATTGAATGTCTTGCTCTGAGACTGAGTCATAGTGACCGTCAATTGATCATTCGCTGGAACGCTTGCGACCTGGTAGCAGTCATTCGGATTATATTCCCAATTGCCCAATCGTGTGAGGGTGACAAAGTCACCAACTACTCGCCCGTGATCGGATGCGGTTGTGACGCTAATAGTCTGACCCGACTGAGTCGCCTGGGTGATCGCAAAACGATTTAGCTTGGGGCTCGCGGAAAGTGTGGTTTTACGAGTCCTGAAAATAAACATCTTGTCAAACCCTTGGCTCATGCCCACCGGCCCATCCACAGTTTCCCCGCCCTGCTCGTACCTACATTTATATAGCTTCGCGTCTTTTAATCTTACGATCAGGCATAAATTATTCGTTGCTGAGAATATAAAGTCATCATTTTCAGAAGATGCATCGCTATAAACTGCACTTCCGTAAACCGCATTTACAGCATCATCATCCAAGGTAAAGTTTTCTGTCGTGGATGCCACGGATGTATTGCCCACATTATTAGTGTTTATTGCAAATGTAGTATCTGCCCCCGTGTCTGCGAAGGTTACAGTTTTGGCAGATGTGTTGATAGCAGTAATTGTGTGACTGCCATTAATTGATGCATCGATATCATCCACATGAACTGTACCGCTCACCGCAAACTCTGAGGCCGGAGTATCTTCAAGTGTAAGTGTCACCACATTGCTCGCTCTTACCGCATTTGTCACAATGTAATTAATTGTGGTAGGGATTGCATTACCCATTGAGGCAACTGATGTTCTACCGATTGGGTTATATGAAATCCAAGACTCTGTTAAACCTGAATAACTGACATCTATAGTAGACCAACGCTGTGATGATCCAACTGTTGTAAATACTTCATTCGCACCTGACGATGCAAAGGTAATTGTACGAGTGTTGAAGTTTACAGAGGCTAAAGCAAATGTGCCATTCGGATCATCACCTGTGAAGTTTAGTCCATCAATGGTAATGTTGTTTCCAACGATAAAGGATAGGCTCGGAGTGTCATCCAATACGACTGTTACGACTCCTTGCCCGTCTACTTGAGAGCGAGATGCAGATAAAATAATATAAGGCAATCGAATCGCATCTTCCCCTGTTGTGATTGATCCGAATAAAGTGTTAAGTCCCTTGCGAGGTTGCCAAGTCCCATCGTCATTCATGCGACCATTCTTGGACAATGCTACCTCACCAGGCTTCAATTGATTGGGTCGCAGACGGGCATTCATTCGCAAAAAGAAGGTATCCCCCTCAGTCACGAATGGATCGTCTAGCTTTCCGTATGAGCGGTAGCGACTCACTTCTTTTTAACCTCCTGCCAAACTTTAATGCTCATGTAGACAATGGTGATCACACCTGCGATACATCCAAATAATGAGTCTAAGGACGAAAGTCCAAAGGTGGCTAATGTACCACTCAATCCTGCGACTGACACTCGATCAATCATTAGAACAATAGGTCAAGGACGATTATGCCTAGCACTAAGGCCACAAAGACTGTAATCATTTTGCCTCGTTTTGGGAGTGTTTCGAATTTCTTTTTGAGTAGAATTAAGTTTTTCATTTTTGATCGGAAGGTCTCGGAAAGGGAGGTCGAGTGGTGGATCTTGTGACTTCAGTTTTCGCACATCTTTTAGCCACGAAAATGGGTATCCCTAGATAGCATCCAAGCACTACTGCCGCCCCGATAAGGATTCTTTTTATGTAGGATGTAAATTCAGCAAATCCACTCTTATGCTCAGCCATTCCCTGAGCTACCAGGGCACTCACATCTCCATGTGTTAATGCCTCAATTGTTTCTTCAGCCTCTACAAGTGCATCTTTGTTTTTTAACGCCTCTCCTGCAAGCACACCCGCACCCGCAGACAAACCTCCTGCCACAGGGCCGCCTGCAAGCGTTCCTACTGATCCGCCAATAACTCCGCCTAATGTCGGATAGGTCGAACGAAACGAACATCCGGCGGTCAGGAAGCATAGTGCTAAAAGGAGATAGATCATATAGGATCGTCAGATGACCAATCTTCGGTCGCTAGAACTGCTAACATCTCAGAGCGATCAAGTGCAGTCTTACCTTCCAAAAAGCTAGGCGTGTCGCCCTCGTACTTAACAAAAGTCTGTGTCCCTGCTAGATTGTATCTTAAAGTAGAAGGACTCGTCTCAAGCACTTGGTTAAAATTTACGGAAGATACTTCCGATGCGTCTATAATTACATAGTTTCTCATGGTTTATTATGGTACTGTTGTTGAAAATGTCGGGCCGTTAGTAAGTGTTCCGTCATTACCTCCGCTTCCTTGATCCGTTATAGTCGTACCGCTTCCTGAGTTATTATCTCCCATTCTCCACCAACCTACGGGATTGAGGGACGATATATCGTTAGGTGTTCCACTGTTATAGATGCCTGTAACTTCTCGCTGAGTAAGTTCAGTATTAAAAATCGCAAACTCATCTATCAAACCGTCAAATTGATACGCTCCTTTAGCGACATGATTTGCATTTGCATAACTACCAAGACCTACTGATGTTGATCTGATGGCATAATTAACTCCATCAACATAGATAGTGAAGCTACTTGAAGACAGAGGGTCAACACCGTCGTAGGTTAGTATTAAATGATGAAAACCTGAAACAAGTGATGCAGATAAAGTAGAGTTATTCGTAGCGTATCCTCTAAACTCATTATATGCAGAACCAAACCATACACCGTTATAAATTGCATTACCTCCTGTGGTGTTTGATAAAGAAATGACAAAGCCTTTAGTAAGATTAGTTTTTAATAAACATATGGTAGGAAAAGTAGTTGATATATTATCTACATCAAACCAAGCAGACACTGAAAACGCACTTGAGCTATTGATAGTAGTGTTAGTACCAAAGTCCATGTAGTCATTCGTACCGTCAAAGTCTACGGAGTAGGTGTTCGTTATGGATGGTAATACGAGTGGGCCTAGAGGTACATCTGTTGAAAATGTTGGCCCGTTGATGAGTGTTCCATCGTTACCGCCACTGCCTTGATCTGTTATAGTTGTGCCACTTCCTGAATCGTTATCTCCGTTTCGCCACCAATGAACAGGCGAGTAAGAAGATAAGTCGGTAGGTTCTCCACTATTATAGATTGCTGTTACATCTGATGAAGATAACGCAGAACTATATACCGCCACCTCGTCTATTAATCCTCCAAAATAACCTGAGTAATTGTTTAGTCTCCCTATATAGAAAGGGTTTCCTGCACTAGCACCTGTTGTCGATGATGGCGTTCCTCCTAAACTCATGTCATTCCCATCCAAGTACAACTTATGAGTACCTGAATCACGCACATAAACGACATGATGCCAATTAGTATCAGCAGTTGAAGACACTGACGCAAAAGTAGAATCGTAACCTACATAAATAGTATTATTGCTAAAATGCTCTATATAAAAACGCTCGCCCGGAAACGGCCCTACTCCAACAATTAATCCACCACCGCTTGCCGACGCTTTTTTATACCAAGCAGAGACAGAAAATGTAGATGCTGAATTTAAAGCACTAACTGTCCCACAATCAATGTAATCGTTTGATCCGTCTAGTGATAAGCTATAAGTGTTACCATTCCATGAAGGAGGAGCAGTAGGACTAGCGATTATTCCGCTACCGATACTTGGAAGAATTAAAGACATTTTAGGATGCTGTGTCCCCGGCTAAAACAAATGTGTCAGCAGCGTAAGCGACTATACTAGCTACTCCGTACTGTGCATTGATCTTAGTGTGAGACTGTCTATTGTTGATGGTAGTACTAGAAGCACTGAAGGTAACTTGCCCAGCTCCTTTTTGTACGAACGAACAATTGAACCCAACGCCTAATCCGCTCGGTACTGTAACTGTAACTGCTGATCCGTTGTCCAACACTACGACCTTTCCATTGTCACTAGCAAGCAGTGTGTATGCAGTTCCTGTCTGATCGTTGATAGTAGCATCGAATCCTGAAATCGAAGTCCCGTCGAAGTTGCCGTCTGTTAAATCTCCTGCTGAAACTGTAACCGTTCCCGTCTGTCCTGCTACCGATTGCACAGGTGCTAGGGACATTAGGTTAGTAGCGGTTACTTTCTTTGTAGTTGCGGTTCCTGCGACATCATCCACAATCGCCAATATGTCGGCACCTGCGGGACTCGGTAGGTCTGTAAGTTCTGTAATTTTTTTGTTCATAAATATTATGCAGGTTCAAATACCAATATATCTCCGTTCTCTGCGGTTAGTGGTTCACTGAGTTCTGTCGTTAACGCTCCGTCTATAGCGGGTGCATCTCCACCAGGCTGTGGTTTCGCTATAAAAAGTCCTAGGGCTAATCCGGGCATCGTCTTTTAATGGAGTGCTGTCCAAGCTCCGTTAGCTCGTCCGTAAAACTTATTTTCGGTAGTATTGTAAATCATCTCTCCGTCAGTCGGACTACTGATTGCATTCATTTGCGTAGTAGTCATTCGAGGCATAATTACCCCACCTGTTGTGGAGGCTACTTCGAGGGGTGCTGAGGGGGAGTTAGTACCAATACCAACTTTTCCGTCAACATCTATTCCTATACCCGTAAGCACCTGATTAGCAGAAAGTGCTAAGAAATCAGCATCAGGATCATATATAATATAAGAGTTTAAATCAGTTGCAGAACTATTTCTTGCTTGGAAGTGTAATAACACATTATCTCCATCAGATGTTTCTGCCAATGTTAATTTCTGTGTAGGACTCGTAGTTCCAATCCCGACACTCCCGGAGGAGTCGATGCGCATTGCTTCGGTTGAATTAGTGCGGAGTGCTAACTCATTTGTCGCAGGTGCGTGAATTGCCACCGCTGAACTGCTTGACCCTGTTTGATCAAGTGCATACTCGTCTGCCACTACATTACCATTTACATCTAATTCCTGAGTCGGTGATGCAGTCCCCACTCCCACCTTCGTAGTCGATACTGATAGGGCTGAATCTGTACCCTCTCCGTCCTGCACGAACTTAGAAGTGCCATCCACTCCATTCGTGTAATCATTTACCTGAAGCAGACCTTTGTAGGTGCTTGCAGGTGTTTGATTTGCTAGATCGCTCATTAGACTCGGTAAGCTATGACTGCACCGCTTGTAAGCGTGAACGAAGTTGTGCGTCCATAAATTGGTGTGCTTGGAGTCAATGTAGTCGCATCCTGTCCTGTGCAGAGATCTGCGATGTTATCGATATTACTTGTGATGCTTGCCATCACTGTGTCTTCGGTTGGTACGATGCAAAAGAAGTCACCTGTGTGCGCCACAGTATCATTAATGTATTCTCCTCCGTTAAGTCCTAATCCTCTGTATTCTGATGCCATTTTAAATATTGGTTGAGTATGTTGTTCCGTATGTTACGAATTGTATAAAGTTCTGCTGACCTTGCTGACGCTCTAGTTTATCTAGCTCCATCGTTATAAGTGATTCAGCCTGTTGAAATGCGACCTGTCCTTTTTCCATTTGACCATCTGCGGTTAGCCAATCCCCATATGCTCCGTATGTGGCATACTCGCTAAATACATAAGGGAAGTCTGTGCTAGTAGATGAGTAGTCGATAAATGGTGCGCGAAATAGTAAGAATACAGGCTTCGTGCTGTTGCGATTTGTGAGTACAACTTTTCCATATCCACTACTTGCGTACTCCACGCGGAATGCGATCTCGTTAGTGAATCCGGTATCGTAGGGATCATTATTTGATACGCGAAGGACTTCACCAATCTCAGTGTTGAAATCAATCACATTCATGATGGTGGATACTGCTTCTGCTCCACTTCCCCCGCCTCCTGAAAAGGATACTGTGGGGGCAGATGTGTAGCCTGTTCCACCTGCGGTGACTGCCACTCCGTTTACTGATCCATTGGAGTCGATTGTTGCAGTAGCGGTGGCTCCGCTTCCCCCTCCCCCGCTAAAGCTAACCGTTGGAACTGATGTGTACCCTGTGCCTCCACCTCCTACAGATACATTGCGCACCTGATTGTCAGGTGTTTTTTGCTCCAGGCGGATAGTGTCAGGCCATCTTGTGCGTTCCCATGCCAATCTACCAAAGCGATTAAAACTGCGAACTGCCGCATTTTGCTCATCCGTAAGTAACGAGTCAACGCCCACCAGGTGTTTAAGATTGGTGAGCATCGTACTGACCGTTACTTCTCTCATGCCGCGTTGAAGCTAGGTCCGCTAAAGGACTTCTTGGTTAAGGACTCGGCCTTGAAGGATGGGTTGTCGCGAAGGTACTCTTTTATGAAGCTCTTATCGCCCCAACATCCTGGCTTAAATTGATGCCAACGAAAATAATCGCGGGCAGGGATGGATGCTTTTAATTGTCCAAGCCCATCTGCTTTGGCGGAACCCATCTCGCGGTTCTCTTTACGGCATTGTGCCTCACGCATTGCGAGTTGTGATTTTTCCATGTCCACTTCGTAACGCAAATAACGGTCGAGGTTCTTCATGAACTGCGATCCGTTTCCGCTTTTCCAACTTGGTAAGAATATTTCCGCCATTTTTAGTAAAGGTTAGAGGGAGGTCCGCATCGCGAACCCCCCTCCGTTAAAAGCCCGATCAGTTAAAATATCCGTGTGCTTTTGGGCTATAGCAGGCAAGGCCCGCAACTAAATCTGCGAAACCACGGCGACCTCCGCCACGATTCTCAAGCTCAGATGTAGACTCAGCTTTAAGCATGTGGATACCTACATATTCAGGATCGATAAGGAGTCCTGCGTCTGCATCAACAGTTGCCGAACCACTCGTCCTGTTTATAAAAGTGCTAGGCACTATTGCAACATTTCCGAAATCTCCCTCATAAAAATTAACTGATAAGGTTATTTTCTTGCTCTCAGCAGGCTGAGTGATTTGGTAATTTAATGCAGTTGTGGAACCTTCCTGGCGAGCGAAGTTTGAGATTTCGCGTTTAAGCCCAGGACCCGCAATCAAGGTGAGTTGTCCACCAGGCATTCCGTTGGCTTCGTAAAGTTCTTGGAGTACGCTATTGAAAGTAGTCTCTGTCTGAGTTCCGGTTGTGTCGTTAGCCACATTTTGGAAAGCACTTGGTACATCAGCAGGCTGACCACCAACTCCTAGCCATTTGAGCATACCGCGAGTTTTGTATGGATTGGTTCCATCGTCAGCATCACGGTCTTGTGCGGAACAAACAGCAGATTCAAGATCCCTTTTTAATTCCCGTACCGCATGACTTTCGGCGTTCGCGTACTCACTTGCGACACCCGCTGTATCAACGATTTCCTGAAGGTCGGAAACTGCGTAAGTTCTGCGAAGCTTTTGTACATAGTTACCAAGCTTTGCACGGTTAGCGGCTTTGTCATCAAAAGATGATGCGTCTTCGCCCTCAAGTACTCCGGCAAATGAAGGAGTGCTAAGGTCGTCTGCCTGCCATTCAAAGAATGTTCCTGTTGCGTTTGCTTTCTTAGCCATTGATACCAACGGTGTAGACTCAGGGGTCAGCAATGTGATTATGTCCGATAGGTCCTCCCTGTTTCCGGCTACTGAATATGTTTTTGTAGATGCCATTTTTTATTAATTCCTTTTAAGTTGTAGATAAGATTGATAGTCCGCCATAGATCCGGATTCTTCGTACTTTTTGTATGCCGCCTCCACAGCCTTCAGCTTTGCCGCTTGTGGAGTCTTCACCCTTGCCGTACCCGCCTCCGTGGATGCCACGGGCGATTTTGGTTTGGGTGCGGGTTTAGACTTTTGAGCGCTTCTTTCATTTATCGTATTCATACCCACTACCATTGCGGCCAGGGCATAATTAGCGTTTGGTAAATGATTGACCAACGGCCTGTAAAGCTTGTGGTCTTTTACGCTCATGAACAACTTGTAGTCAGCACTTTCAGGATCTCCAAGGAAATCGAAAGTTTGTAATGCCTGCTGATCAGAATTATTACGCTCTTCAATCCATTGCTTACGAGCAGGAGCATCCTTGCGAATTATTTTCTTCGCATTGGATCTTATCCTTTTTAAGTCATTCTTAGAGTAAGTCTTATCGCCATCCTTCAAGATATACTCATTTCCATCGTCATCGTACTGCACCTCATTATCAAGTCCATCCTCTGCCCACTCAATTAAAGTGTTTAGATTCTCAACCTCCTTCATGAGTGCTTGCTCATCGTTGACATTGTGCAAGGCATTATCTTTAAGGAACTCAGGAGTATCACTAGTTTGCTCGCTTTGGGCTTGCTCGGCTTGCGCCTGCAATGCTTCATTTTCTGCAAGTAGTGCTTTCTTCTGAGCGGTAAGTCTTCCAAACCGTTTGACCGCAGATGCATTCAGGGCCTTGGCTAGGTCGCGACTTTCCTCCTCTGACAAGTTGTCCAGGTCTATTCCATACTGTGAAAGAACATCCGAAGGATTTGGGGACGGCACATTTTCTGTTTCATCCGTTTCTTCGGCGGTAGGTTCCTCGGTAGCTTCTGCAACTTCCGCAGTTTCTTCAGCGGGTTCCTCTGCTTCCTCGGTTGGAGCTTCAGGTTCCGAATCGTTAGCTTGTTTTCTTTGAAGCAATTGCTCCGCAAATTCGGCCATCGAGACATTACCATCTGCTTTCGTTTCTGTTTCCACGGAATTTTCAGAGGACTCCGAGACAACCTCTTCGGTTAATGTTTCCATAATAAATCAAGGCAGTAGCCTAGTGTAGCAAAATGTAGTATATTGTCTTGACAAAGGCAATAAAAAACCCCCTGCGCTACCCCAAGCGCAGAGGGCAAGTCACTCCTTGGGAACGAGCTAAAGCTTGTAAAAGATGTCTAGTTCCTCGTCTATCGCTTCGAGTTTTCCCGTGATGTAAAAGTGTCTGTTTGTGTCTGCGATGTTCTCAGGAGTCTGCAACGCCCGGATAGTTTCTTCACGCATACTTTCACGCATCTCAATATATCGCTTGAAGTGGGGGTCGTTTTTGAGAGCGGACAACGCTCTAATCGCATCCTCATGGTCTATTTCGTGGTTAGTTTTGCTCATTTACGCCTGACGGGTTTTACGCGCCTGCCCATTCCCACTTTACGCTTTTCCGCTTTCTTGCGGGCAAGCTGACTCTTGGACATTTCGCTTTTTGTTTTTGGGGTTTTCTTGGAAACTCTTTTGGTTGGACGGCAATATTCGTTCTTACCACCCTGTCCACATGGTTTGCCTGTGCGGGTATCTTTCCACTTTTCGTCCTTCCATCTTTTTAAGGATGCGCCTTTTGCGGACTTCTTTACCTGTCCTTTTGATTTGCGACACTTCGCAATCTGTTGGGACGCACGGGCAGACGGGAATACTTTTACCCGTGCTTTTACTTTCTTATAACATGCGTCCTTTGGCATCTAGCAGTTCCACATTTTTCGTGACCAATAATTAGCACTTAATTTAGTACTTTTGCCTTTAATGCCACCACTCCTTGCGCAATAGCTTTTTTTGCGAGCAGGATTGTTTTTCTTAATACTAAGATTAGCATCCCCAAAACGGATGGTTTTTTTCTTACCGCCCTCAGATGCTAAGACTACAAACTTCTTCTTGCCGTAGCCTGGCTCGCCTTTGCGGATTCGTCTTGGCGAATTTACTTTAGTTGGTTTACCGCTTGCCACGCTTTTTGACCATCTTCTTTCCGGTCTTCTTTGCATAAGCTTTAGCCGCCGCTTTACCCTTTGTACCGTAACCGAATTTCTTCTTACCTACCATTGGCATAATATATGTCCCTTTCTAAGCCGCTTCTGTCTGAGCGGTTTGTCCGAATTGCGTGGGAGCCGCACCGAGTCTGCCGATAACAGCATTCTGCTTTTGTGTAATCTGCATCTGACGCTGTTGCATATAATTCTGTATACGCTCCTGCAATGCCGGATCTTGTTGAGCTTTTTGTTGAATATCAGGTTGTGATAACCACTGTTGAAATACTTGCATCTTTAGTTCATGTGCATCCTGTGGACGCACATTAGGCGGTACTCCTGCCATAAGCTCTGCAATTGTTTGCCTTTCCTCATCCACCGCTTTCTGTGATGCTGTCTCCTTGGGGATCATAATCTTCTCAGATGCACCAGGCATGATCTGTCCGACTGCAAGCTGAAGCAGTCTTTCTGTATCCAAAGTGCCTGATCTATCCAAAGCAGGGGCAAGTTCTGCAATTGCTTTTACTCTCTCCAACATTTGTTCAGGATCTTGTGTTGCCACATCAAACTGTAAATAGAAGTCAAATCTTTCGCCTGGTCTGCCTTTACTAAACTTCTGTACATCTTGCATCCCGGTAACGCGGAAAAACTCTGCATCGGGTCCATACTGCTGATACAGTGTCCATACTTGGTCGATCACATACTTGAGGTGATTAAATACCTTATTGATGGTGGATTGCTGTTTATTCTGCGCTTCCACTCGATCAACGCCTGGAGCGTTATTACCCATATAGCGGTCGAATAATTCCTGTATATATCTTCGGACTTCTATATTTCCACCATCAAACCTTGGTGTATCTGCCCATCTAATCTCACCCGGTGTCCGATATGGCACTCTTACACCCGGCCCCCATTTAGTCGGGGGTCTTCCTAAAGGGTGTTCAAGCGGGGGCAAAGTTGCTAATGATTGACGATCAATCATTGCATCTGTCTCTATCTTCGCTACCTGCTGAAGAGGTTCTCCCACTTCAGGGATTGAGCGGGATGAGTAAAGTCTCTTGCTTACATTCTCATATTTGGTAACCACGAATGGATACTTGCCATGAGCATAATCCATAAGTTCATGCTTGGCATACAACTCAGGAATATCCGGATGAAAGATTGTGCAGTAGATACCGGGAACTCCATCCTCATCAAGCAGTCTTTGATAACAGTACACTATTCTAATAGTCTCATCGTCATCGCGGATTACCGCATCTTCCTGCCTGATGTTATACAGACTATTATCTGCCTGTGTATGCTTGGCTTGATCCTTCGCCCTTTCCACAAACTCGGCATCCCATCCTTCAGAGTTAACCTTGGACTCCAACTGCTCAGGAGTCATGTGCAATACATGAAAGCAATAAGGTGCCTCCTGTGGATCTATTGTATAATTAGGAAAAATAACATCCTCGTCCGGTGCCAATGCTTTGATGCGGGGTCGATTTACGACCTGGCGGGTAACGGGGACTGTGGTTGTGCCATCCTTGCGTAGCTCGCGAAGCATCGCTTTTGCCTTGGACTTGGATACTTTAAATTGGTCTTTTAACGCGGCCGATAACTCCTCATCCATACTTCCATCCTGGATTACTTCTGCAATCTGCGGGAGCGCCTGTGCGATCTCGTCCAGGCGGATGGTTTGTTGCTGTTTAAGTTCCTTGGAGTCCCAATATACATAATGTACCATCAGGCCCTTCTCGAAAAAGTGGTTTAATCCTAATTCCAATTGATCGTAAAACTCCTCCATCTTGGAGTTCATTAACCAACGAAGGAACATGGATATTACATTTGCACGCTCAATATCACCTGATTCCACAGGGGTTGCCACGATGTGTGCGGATCTTACCGCATTTGTAGTCATGGCCACGCACTTATTTATCTGATTGTCCACCATGCGAATCTCTTGATCACTCGCACCATCCCACGGGAATACCTCCCCTGTTTGACTCAGATTGGAATGTTTCTTGAAATCATCGGACTTTCCTGCCCATAGACAATTTCTTACATCGTAATCGCGCTGTCTACGGTCTAACCATTCGCCCAACTCCGACTGAGTCCTGCGGTAAGTTTCCGCAAGATAGTCAACATCAGGCTCTTTACTGACATAAAGTAATTCGTCATCGGCGGCAGACTGCATATGCGTAGCATAATGTAACCTTTTGTAGTTGACATGGCAAGTCAATATCCCCCGCCACCTGTACACATCAGGCTTCCACCACCAATATAGTCGGGACCGCTGACCATTAAATATCTGATAGTATCCACAAAATCCTTGAAATGCTCCTGACGGGAACTGCCTGTATACTCAAGCATCGAGCTAATAAAATTGTCACACCTGTCAGATACAAAGAGTTTCGGTCTGTTCTTCTCCGTCATTGGCTCCGTATCATCCCATGCTAATGCATCATTGATTTTTGCAATACCCGCCTCCACTTCCACGCCCGGTGCGGGTCGCATAACAAAGTCAAGGTTCGCCATAGTGTTAATAATATTACTCTCCCCCTCCTTCTCGCGCACCGTGGCGGCTCCCATACGGGGATCAACTATTCGCTCGAATATATCCTCGCCCTGTTCCAAAGCCTCGAAATGCTCCTTG